TTTGTCAGAGTTTTCCTGTCTTCAATAAGAGCCTTCATAGCTTCCTCATCTTTTGCTTCAGACAGTTGTTCCCTGAAAATAGGGGTGATAAGAGCCTTGTCAATTTTGCTTTCTTCAAGCAGGGTATCAACAGCCTCTTCTTTTTTTGTAGCAGCTTCTTTGACTTCAAACTCATCTTTTTCCTGTTTCAGCTTTTTGTTGCTTTCAGTCAAGTCAGCTATCTGCTTTTTGAAACCATCAACCTCTTCTATACTTGACAGTTTTTCCTGAACTTCCTTTTTAATAGCCTCTATCATATCAGGCCGACCGTCAAAGAGTTCCTTTAATGTTAAACCTTTTAAATCCATATCTTCCTCTTCTTCTGTTGGATTTCCGGACTCAAACATATTATTGGTTGATCCCGGTTCTGTGACAAGATCTGCAGAATGCAGAGTCTTGAGGAGATATGCTTCCGCAATCCCCGTTTCTTTATCGTAACTCATTTCCCCATTCGCTACGATTGACAGACCTATCTTGTCCGACATTTCACCTACTAGCGATTCTACAATGGGAGCCTGATGTTCCAAATATTTTATATCGGCTTTGGGAACTCCATTTTCCATTCTGCCATTTTCATAAAATCCAATAATATCTTTTACATCACGAACACCATGATGTTTATCCAGCTCTTCCAAGCTGACATGATTCATATATACTTTTTTACCGCCTATATTAGCAGCTATCCCTTCAAGGAAAGTTTGTGAAAATCGTGTTCCTTTACTCCCGGGGAAATATCTATTACTGGACGTTGAATTTAATAGAATTACTCCTGCAATGGATCGCTTTTCTTTATCAAACTTTCCTTCTTTGAACTGCCCTGATATAGTTGACTCTGTGAAATCGATTGTTTTCATTTCGTTACCCCTTCTGCTTTCACTGTATTTACCAATATTGAATTCTTTCATCAGCTTAATAATTTTGCTTTTAATTTCTTTAGGAATTATAGAAGGCATTCGGTCTTTAGAACCACCCATTGCCTGATCAATAGCCCTGAGTGCATTCAGGTTTACTGCTCCGGCTCTTCGATGCATTTTAGTAGCAGGATCAATTCCACCTGTACCTTCACGATATGGTAAGTGCCATTTACGTCTGTCTTCTTTATCTTCAATCCAGAGGAAACTTTGAGGAGGTAATTGTAATTTATTAACTAAAGCCCAGTCATTATTACTGGCATTCTGTTCTAAAATTCGTTCAACTTCTGCACTAAGCTGAAGGGCATAAAAAGCATTTGCTATTGCCCTGTCCATCTCTTACCAGAATTTCCTTAGATGTTTATTTCTCATAACCTCAATCCGATCTCCATAGGATACTGTAACACCATTTTCTATTACGGGATCCCCGTAAACTTCTTTGATGTATGTATCCACCTTCTTATGCCACTTACCGATTAATGTTTGCCTTTCTATCTTTAATTCTGCGAGCCTACTATTTATATCGGCAATTTTTATTACACGTTCCTTGGGATCTTTGAATTTTGTCTCTACATAAGCGAATTCTGACCTAACAGTATTCTGTTTTTCAAGATTTTTATCAAATCGATTCGATAATGATCCTGCAATTTCAATAGGAAGAATACCGTGTATTGCACTGAGTTTTTCTTCAATGATTGTGATCTCTGCCTGACTCATACCTGCAACTTTTTTTCCGACTTTTTTTTCTTCCACTATGGGTGTACCACCCATTGATTCAACATCTACATTAATCTTCTTTGTCCCTGCACCTGAACTTGTTTTAGCCATTTTCTTTCTCCTATATTTTTAATCTAAGCTTACTATGTAACCTTGTCAATGATAATATTTTGCTCATGTGCGACAATTGTAATGTAGCACTGGCAATTCGGATGACTCAGAGGGATAGCTGATGGAGGATAAACACCATCACCAAGTCCATATAAATCACTCTGCTCATACTCGTCACACTCTCCAGATGTGCATACTCCATGACCTGCAGAACGATGCCATGCAACCCCTTTGACCCATGTTTTTCTGCTGGCATATTCGGTTGTTGCCTCCCTGTATGCCCTGGTAACATCAGTTCTTATCAACCTGTCCATATTTTTATACGCAGATTTATATCGTCCTCTCCCCGGAGGATACCGTTTATAAAATTCTTTCCAGTATTTTTTCCTCATATCAACTTCCGGGAGATATAAGAATCCCCGGATGTTCTTCATGATTGTTCCGACATATTCTCCTTCAGCATATCCTCTTGCAATCATTCTTCTGATCTCTTTGTAGGATATCTGATTCAAATCCCAGATCCTCCCGGATAAAGTAATACCCCGGTATCCCTTAATCAGTTTTCCTAAAGCCCTTCTCCATACTTTATCAAAGACCTCTGCTGTCATGCCTATCTTGGCAGTGCCCTTCAGGGCACCCCGGAATATGGAAAGACTTGCTTTGGTATCTATGATAGCAGCCCGGACACTCTTACCCAGGAGAGCCCTTGCAGATCGGGTTAACTTACCGCTGAGTATTCTCATTTCCCTTTCAATAGGACGGAATAATGTCCCGAGATTCTGCGAGCTGTTTTCATCGTAAGTGAGAATTAAATTCTGGATTCTTTTAGTAGTCCGTTTATATTCGGTACGATACTTTCTGAGCTCTGCATTCAGTGCTGTATTCTTCAATGACTGACTTTTAATTATTGCATTGTTTATGTCATCTACATATGCCATCAGCTAAACTCCGTTGGATCATTATAATCTTCTACCTCGTCAGGTACGAAACCTTCTTGCGGTCGATTAGGACAATTAAAAGCATGATTACCAATAGTATCCATGCTGCAAAATGGACAATCATATGGATTAAAGATTACTCTCCCATCAGGGGTAGTCTCCTGGTGAACTATCATTCTTCTTCCATTTTCTTTTTCTGCTTTTCTATTTCCAGATCCTCTTCATCTTTTTTGAATTCCTCATCCTCTTCAGGATTTTCAATTTTTTCTTTTTTAAGCAATTCCCTTTCTTCATCATGGTCCAGGTCAAGCTTTGCCTGTGAAGAAGTATCCGAAATCCATTCCTGTCCTCGCTGAAGTATTAGAGCTTTGGTTTCCTTCTCAACATCTCTGGCAACAAGATCAGGAAAAGTTATAGTGCACTCGGTTGATGTATCCTTAGTAATTTTTTTATCAGCTAGTTTTCCTTTAGGAGAAACTATTTGCTCAGTCAATGTTTCCTGTTTTGGTATTTTACCTTTCCTGATTCCACTCTCAATAACCCGATAGAACATCACTTTAAAAGCTTCCCCAAAGAAATCCTGCCAATCTTCAAACTCCATTACCGCTGGTCCTTCGGCAACAAGGGTGCTGGCATAATTAGAATTACTTGAATCGCTGGTAACCATATATTCAGGAAGCCCGGAACCTGCTGAAACATCCCTAAGTAAAGCCACTCCATCATGCTGAACATCTGATGCTTGTAGATTGGGAGTTTTTAATTCATACTCTACATTTTTATTGGTTGTGATCACACTGACATTTTTAGGTGCCCTGGCTTTGGTTGTGCCATCGGGATTTAATAGTTTTGAAGTTTCATATTTAGTTGCTATATTGGCAGCATCAGTAGGGTTGCCTTTTACTTTTTTTATTACTGCAATAACTGTTCTCTGTTCATTTAGTTTCATCCGATCCGCTAACCATTTTTTATACATGGCAAGCCCTTGCAATAATGGTTCATAGAAAGAACGCCCCCGGAGAATATCACTGTCAACCAGAATTTTAATATGATCTACTTCTTTTGCAGGAATACGATCACCTTTGTAATAGTATCCCAGAACATTTTCAATATCCTCTTTGTCAGTTTCAATACCATCATTAACGTTCCCCATCTCATCAGTAATTTTCAGATCAGTAGGAGTCTGAACAAAATCAGGATTCATAAATCTGACTTTTATCATCTCCTCTTTTTCACCTTCAAAATATCTAAGGAAATCTTCACCATCCCTCATCCCTCTTCGAACAATCTCCTTTACACGAAGTGCCATTTTATTGACTCTCCAGAATTCCTTCCAGTAATCAACTACTGCATCCATAGAACTAACAGGGCTGATATTGAATCCACGTCCTGCCACATACTTTTCAAATAGCCTGATAATATTTCTTCCATGAGTATTCTTATAGTATGTTTTCTGTGCCTGCTCCCTGAGTGTTTCCTGATCAGTAGAGTCAAGACCTTTTTCACTGGTCTTTCCCATGAGGTGCCAATCTGCCTCATCCGCTTCCGGGAGAACGAAATTACCACTCTCTGTTACTGGTTTTGTATTACTCAAGTTTGTAAGGTCTATTTCTGCTTGCTGAAGTCTGATTTTACCTTCGATTTGTCGTGTTCTAATTCTTTCAAACATAGGATACCTCTTTATCTAATTATTATCGGCTAGTACTATACTGAAACAGCCTGTCAGACTACGAAAAACAACCTTTAAAACGACTTATCCCTCAATGTAGTATACTTTTACTAGAACACTACATTGAACGTCTTAGAACACTAATTTGCTATAAAAATATATCAGTCTCATCATCAGTTTCTCCATAGTATTCATCTTCATATACCGGAGCTTCATATATACAATACACAAAACTATCCCCTTTGTCAGGAGATCGCCCCAGCCTTTTTTTAAAGGTTTCTTTCGGCTCCATGAGATATTGCCCTGACAACATTGGTTTATACTGTAAGCCGGTAAGATCCATTATCAGTTCCGGATCATCAGGAATTGAAATTACATTGCCCTCTTCATATTGTAGTTCAAAAACCTGTCTGGCATTCCACCACATTTCAGCTCTCAAATTCTTAAACTTTACTACATCAAAAGCATTAGCTGCACTATCCAATCCGATAGCAGCATGCCCACCTTCGGCAAGATCATCAAAAGCCCCGGATCCTAATCCACAAGCATCCACTTTCACAATCTCATCCAGTTCTGTTTCTGCCATGATTTTACCAACTGACCATGGGATCTTTTTCTTACCCCAGATTGTTTGAGGCAATACTGTTTTTCCTTCTCTTGTGGTTAAGACACATTTATCATTACCCATCCTGGCAACATCAAATCCATGACAGGTTATCCCATCCCCTTCATCTACTTCCGCATTAACTGCAGACAATACCCATTTGAGAGGGATTACATTATCAGTTCCTACCGAGGAAAAATCTCCTAAGACTTTCGTTTCCCACATTCCAGGTTCTTTAATAAACCATAAATCTTTCTTATCTAAAATTCCCTCAGATATTTCTATTTGTATATTTTTTTCATATTCTTTTGACCATTCTCTTCCTTTTTTGGGTTTTCCATAATCATATAAATCTTGATTTCTATGCTGTTTGAACTCCGGATATTCATCAACTGAAACAAAAGGAGAATCAAATGCTGATAATTTAATACAGTTCCATTTATCTCTCATATTTTCCTGATGTTGTCTTAATGGACACTGTTGATCTGCCCCGTCTGTTGTACTAATTTCTAATACTCTGGCAGTCCCTCCAGTCATAGAACCTTCCACAGCATCATAAACCCATTGTGGTAATCCTTTTGCTTCATCTAATATCCATAAAATATGAGGAGCATGAAAACCCTCAATCGATTCTGCTTTATCTGTAGAGAACCCTACAACATAGCTATCCCCTGATGTTTTGATTTTCATCGTCATACATTCACCACGGAGGAAGTTACTATTTCTTGCATATATAGATCTGATTTCTTTCCATAGTAATAATTCTACCTGCCGACTGGTCGGTGCTGTAGTAACAATAATTGCATCTTTATAGAGATTAAAAAATGCAACTGTGATTGCAGCTGCAACATAAGTTTTACTTACCCCATGGCAGGCTCTGACAGATGTTCTTTTATTTTTCCATACAGAATCTATTACAATTTTCATTCCTGACCAGAGTTTTACCCCAAGACGCTTTTCTATAAATACTGCAGGGTGACTCCTATAATATTCAAGCCTCTCTTTTTTACTCGCCTTCTTCGTCTTCAAGTAAATCTTCCATTGTGATAAAGTTTGCGTTCACATCTGCCTGGATCTTCTTTCCATAATTCTCTCTATCGTTCATTTCCAAGAACCATGCTGATGCTTTCCAGTCTTTAGCTGCTGCAGTGTTTATTATTCCAACATGTTTTGTCATAGCTATGGATTTGCCTTTAGCAATTAACCCGGCAAGGGTGATATATTTCTTTTGAGATTCATTAAGTTTATCATATTTCTTTTTTTTATTCTGAATATCTTCTGCAAGTTTTCTTCCATTAGAAGCCCAGCCATCCCATGTTGTTTTCGGGATACCCATACTTTGGAAAACATACTTTTGATAATTACCCTGATATAACAGGGCTTTTATCTTTGCCAGTTTTTCCCATGTTAAGTTATTTATACGACCAGACCCTTCTCTGGTTTCCTGTTGTAAAGTTTCGACAAACTGTTTAAGGTCTGCTTTTTGGGATCTGGTCATGATTTCGCTCCTTATTCTTCAACTTTTCTTGTTAAGAAATAAAATATGGGTGTATCCAATGCTGCTATCATTAATTTAACTACATACTGACTGACTACCATTATCCATAAATTTGGGACTAATCCCCAGAATGCTATTGTAATAAATATACTGGTATCAATTAGCTGACTGGTCATTGTAGATAAATTATTTCTCAACCATTTCTTTTTAACACCCGTCTTTTCTTTAATCAAATGGAACATCCAAACATCCCAGTGTTGACTAATAAAATAAGCTACCATTGAGGCCAGTACTATTCTGATATTACTTCCTAACAATACTACATAAGCATCTTGAGTTGCTTGTGCGAAAGGTGCCACTGGAAGGTATCTAGTTAATAGAATCATTAATGCTGCAAATATGGTTGCAATAAAACCTATTCTAACAATTTTAATAGCCTCATCTTTACCATAAAGTTCTGATAATAAATCAGTACAAAGAAAGGTTATTGCATACAACAAGACTGCCCCTGGAATTACTAAAGGTCCTATCATGAGAATCTTTCCAGCCACTACATTTGAGATAACTAATGAAGTAATAAAAATTGCTTCTATCAGTTGTTTTTTAACGTGTTTCATACGTTTCATAAAATACTCCTAATATATTTTTTCAGCCTTCTAAGAAAGCTGTTTATCTTTATACCATTTTAATTGATATCCTATTCCTAAACCTTTAAGAGGTGCTATACCTTTTAATTTTAACATTAAATATTTTCTATACTTAACTCCACAATGCCAATAAAATTCTTCTCTTGTGAGACCTAATTTATTTATCTGTTGATATACTTTATAGCTCCATTGTTTACATTCTTTAATTTTTTTACTGCTAAGATCTACATTGTAAGGTTCTATAATATCAGTTAATTTTAATAATCCATATTTTCCTGATAAAATATAAACCTGATCATAATTTTTCTTAGAATATTCCATAGCTTTTTTATATAATTCACTTTGATACATTTTTTCAGCAGGGCATTTATAATTAAGTTTTAATCCACTGCAAGAAACCATCCCTATTTTCATAAATTCGTTTCCGCATATTTTTGAAATTTTACCCATGTTTGGAAATTATATAAATTTAATGTTTTAATGTTTTTAACTCTTTTATTATCTGGTTTCCATTGTTTGCTATATTTATTATCTTCAAAAATACATACCTTCCCAAACCTTCCACCAACATTCCAAGTTGTTGAATCCACTGAATAAAATTTTAATTTTTTTAACATTGGGACAGAAGTGAAACCTAAACCATGAACCTTACAATTCTCTTTTTTAGCTTCATCTAAAAACCATCTCAATAAAGGGTACTCTTTCTTTTTTATTTCTTTTGTAACAATGCCCCCAATTGCAACATAATTATATTTTTTAACAAGGTTTAACCAATTTTGTTTCCCTCTTGATTTATGCCAAACTGGAATACTTTTTATACCTGTTTCTTCTTCTATTTGTTCTCTATATTCCAATACTTTAGGTAATCCTACTAAAGGGTCTATGTCCATCTCAAAAAATAATTTCTGCTTTGTATTTATTATAAATTTTATATACTTTTTAACATATAAATTCCAATCAACTTCTTTGCCTGTTGTTCCTGCTAAAGCAGAATAAGCACCACTATCTAAAATATGTTTCTCTTGCTTTACATAATCTCCATATTTGCCTGACTTATGTTCCCAGAACGAACTTAACAAATATATATCTTCTGTTGATTTATTCCATACTTTTTCTATAGTTTTATATCCAGCTAAATAAACTTTCATAATTCAAAGACTTCTCCACACTTAGGGCAGGTTATGGTTTTCGCTTCCTTATCATGCTCTCCATTATCTTCTTCAAAAAATCCATCTATATCAAAATCTTCCATTGGAGCTAATAACATCTCTTCATCAACCAACCTCAAAGTCTCTAACAATTCAGCATCGGAGTTTATGCTCAATAAGAAATCATCAAGACCTCCTCGATCAAATTTCCCATACTGCGAAGTGATATGCAGCAGCTTTTCTTTCGCCTCTGTTTTATTTTTAGCCTGAATATAAACAATAGGGATATCCGGAATGGTATATCCATCCTCCTCAAGACTGTATAATGCTAACTGCCTTTGATGAGAGTCCAGAATATATTTTCTTTTACCTGACTGCCAGATGAACCCGGGTACAGTAAAGCCATATTTGATGATAGATTTTTTCAGCTTCCCAAGGTTCTCTTCAGATAGTGTTTTCAAATGCCCCTGAAATGGAGTCAAACTTTTATAGTCTACATAATCCGTTCCTTCGCAGGTTATCTTTATTGTTTTCATAGCTTTTTAATTCCACTGAAAGCCTTATTGAAATCTTCGACTTTCTCGGGATAGTAACCTAAAAAGTCAATCACCTTGTTCCAAAAAAGCCTTTCGAGGTTCCAGTCAATAGAAAGTTTCATCGGTGTTACTGATGGAGGATTGATATGACTTGTATCTATTACCAGTGACTTTATCAAATCAGGCTCTTCCTTTAATGCAATCCAGTACTGCTCATATGAATACTTCTCCCAATACTTGTCCATGAGATATTCGTATTTATCATAAGCGGATTTCAATTGGATAGTTGTAACGAATCCCGGCATGGGTGACAGGTTCCCGAAACCACTAATGATATCATAATCATCAAGATTCTCTGCTGCCCGAACTCCATCTATTATGATCTGCATATACTCATTGCTGATAAACGGACAGTCCCCGGATACGGTTAATATAGCATCAAGGTCGTGAACGAAGATTGCCTGCATATCTCTTTCGAGCAAATTAAACTCGGGACCACGATTTACAGTTGCCCCGGCTGTCCATGCAATATTACATAGTTCATTGTCTGTGTCTTTATTCGTGGTTGATAGAATGATTTGATCTAAGTTCTTCAGACGTTTTAACTTTTCTATAATCTGGACGATCATCGGCTTGCCACCGAGGGAAGCAAGATGCTTCCTGGGAAACCTACTGGATGTACTGCGAGCTGTTATCATTGCAGCTATCTTCATACAACCTCCATTGTCATATTTTACTTATCAATGTAATATATATCGGCATAAAAAGAAAGAGGGGCTGTCATTAACAATGACAGCCCCTTAGATTTGTTGTATTTTTTTTATGCTACATGATGCTTTTTATTAAGATATTCTTCTTGGTAAGGAGGTCTTACTGGCAATCCTTCTAAAGTTCTCCATGCTACATAAAGGTCACGGAGAAACATTTTTATCATATATCGGGTTGCAGCTTTATGTTGATGTCCTGCTTTCGGTCTTTTCTTATCTGTAGGATTTTTACTCAATACTCCCCAATCCTGAGATTCAAGACGATGTTTCATATTGTCATAATATTCTCTATACGGAGAATTACATTTCAAGAAAGAAGATCCTAATACACCACATAATTTTGATCTAAGGAATTGATTGTACGGACATTTCTTTCCCTTTTCCTTACGATCTTTCCCAGGAGCTAATCCGGCAAACGACCAAAGGTTGCTTACAGTGGGAGCTTTATTGATATCAAACTCTGAAATAATAACGGCTGCAATTGATTCTCCAACTCCTTTGACTTCGGATAAGTATGTTTTCCATAGAGGATGCTCATGGATTTCTTTAGCTAATATTTTTGACGTATTCTCCTCCATTGCTAATACGTCATCGCGCCTTTGTTTTATTTCTATTAGAATAGACATATCTCTTTCAGGAGCTTTTTTCTTTACATCCCCGGATTTTGTTAATCCTAATCTACCATCAAGACTAAGTCTCTCCCTCTGATAATCATAAAATATCCGTGTTAATGTTTTGATTGAATTTCTTCTTTTATCTTCCATCACGAAGCCTCTTCAAGAATCAATTCAATAAGATCATGCAGTTCTTTCAACCTTGCCATTGTCTTTCCTGTTAAAATCAAGGCATCGGCATTTAACGCATTGATCAACATTGAAGTGTACATTTCTGGCATGCATCCGTTTGCAGTTCTGGCAAAATGTTCTTGTGTGGGAGTTAGTTCCTTCCCAGCAAGATTACGTGCCCCAGCCGGTAATGGAATTACTTCACCTGTACTTGTTTTTGCTGACCGCTTATTAATAAAATCTTTCATTATTTTTACATCCATCCGCAAGGCCTCTGCTATGACTGCCGGAGGGATTTTGTACTTTCTGCATCTTAAAATAAAATGTGCCTTGTCCTTCGGTGACATTGTTAATCCCTGATAAGCATTTAATGTTCCAGCTTCCAGGAACATGGCAGCATCATCTTTGTATTCCCGTAATTCTACATCCATTTTTACATCGTCACCAAATACTGAAAGATGTGCTTTTGTACGGTGGAAACCATCAATAATTCTATAGTCAGCTTTATTGACAATGACTGGAGGAAGGGGAAATCCACTCCTGAGAGCTTCTTTCATTCTCGCTACATTTGTAGAATCTAATTTCTGGACAGCCTGTCTAGGCCATAGATTCCAATCGAAAATTAACTCTATTGCTTTGATCTTTTTGATACCCATCGGGTACCTCCTATATGATTTATTTCAACCTCCATCGGAAGTTGTTAATGTGAACGCTCCGGTATTGTGGTTTACTCCTATGGTTTGGCTCGCTCTTTCTTGTTGGTTTTCTCCACGCCTTTGGCTCGCTCGTGGGTATTGGGTTTCTCTATTCTAATGGCTCGCTCCATTCAGCTGGTTTTCTCCATGTTATTGGCTCGCTCTTCATCATTGGGTTACTCTTCGACGATGGCTCGCTTTCCTTCCATGGTTTTCTCCTGGGCAAAGGCTCGCTATTCTGCTTTGGTTTGCTCATGAATTCTGGCTCGCTTACTCATAATGGATTCCTCATAAGAAATGGCTCGCTCTATTCGTATGGTTTACTCTCGTAATATGGCTCGCTCAGATAATCTGGGTTCCTCATCCCTGGTGGCTCGCTCTCATACCTTGGTTTACTCCATGCCATAGGCTCGCTCCGGACTTCAGGATTACTCGACGTTGTGGGCTACCTATAATATACTACATTGTGATTAAATAGTGAAGCCCCCGGAATCAACGATCCCAGGGGCAGACTTTGCTCTTTTCATACTATCAATATTTTACGGTCACCCCGGCTTCTAAAATGCCAAGAGTATCATCCTTCACATCGTCTGCGTCAAACCATTTGACATTAAAAACCACTCCGGGTATCGGGTCTGTAATTGTTATTTCACCTGACATGTCTAATACTTCATCTGTACCGTAACCAAAACCATAGGTCGCTTTAAAGATACCAAATGTATAAGTAATATCTCCATCGAAAACATAAATCTCGGCACCGTCCATTATAAGGTTATCGGCTCCGGGTTCTGCTTTCAGTTCTAAATTGCCGAATGTAAAGATTACCGGCAAACCAATATCGAGGTCATCATCTGAGTTAATTTTTACATCAGCACCGACTTTCAGGGGTCCAGCCTCATAAACCAGCCCTGCATCAACTGTGTATAAATTTTCCTCGGCAAAAACATCGTGTTCGACATCCGCCCTGGTCTCTCCTGAGAACTCCCCAGCAAATGAGAACGCTCCGGCCATCAATGCCATTGCCAAAATGAGAATTATT